GAGCATGACTCCTCACTTAACAGAGGTACTAGAAAGTTTAGAAGAAGGTCGAAACGTAAGTGTAAGTGACCTGTTCAAAGATAGCCAAGGGAAAAACACGGGGTGGGGACAAAACGTCCTAAGACCAATTCTTGAAGAAGAAGGTTTTCAAGGGATACAATCCTTCTCCCCATCAAAAGGTATTAACGAAGTGGTTATTTTTAATCCTGACACAATTAAGTCTACTATGCAAGGTCCTGCTGGGACTTACAGCTCTGCTTCACCAGATATATCTTTTTCTAACGGAGGTCTTGTGTCTAGCCCTGAAGGCTACGCAGAAGGAGGTCTAGTCTCTAAGAATGCTATGAGTGATTACTTCTTAGCTTCTGCTGGTAAGTTGACTGAGATGGAGTTTGTTGGTAAACACAAGATGAGCACACTTGAGTTTGAAAAACAGTTTGCAGAAAGTAACAGCGTAGATATCTCTGGTACTGAAAAGCTATCTCAGATTAACACCACACCTAAAGGAATTAAAGTGGACTACAGTAAAAACCCTAAGACTATGGCTGAAGGTGGTCCTGTAGAACGTGACCCTGTTAGTGGAAACGAAGTACCCCCTGGCTCTACACCTGAGAATGTAAGAGATGATATCCCTGCGATGTTGTCTGAAGGTGAGTACGTTATTCCTGCTGATGTCCTAAAGTTCTTTGGGGTAAACTTCTTTGAGAAGCTTCGTACTAAGGCTAAGCAGGGTATGTTGGACATGGAGCAAGATGGGCGTGTAGGTGGTGAACCTGTAGATAACACCATGGAGACACAAGAACCCCTCGTAACAGAGGAACTCCCTATGATGGCTGAGGGTGGCCTTGTAAACCAACCAACGTTTAACCCTGCCTCTTGGAATACTCCTGGTCTTAGTGGAGATGGTGGTACTCTTGGTCTAGCGGATCAGCTTATGGGTTCTTCTGCTTACACCTACAAGGAATACTTTGGTCCCGGTGGAACTAGTCAAATGATTCTCTTTATCAACGGTAAGCCTGCTCAGGCTATCCCAGCTGGTTTCTCTGAGACACCTTTAGTAGTCCAAAATGCAGCTAGTAACACCGATAGCAGTCGTGAAAGAAATACTCCTGGAGATGCTAGGGGTACTAGAGGAGTCAGCGCTGGTTCAGAAGAAGGGCCGGGTGCCTTTGGCAATCCCCTTGGTAACCTAGACTTCGCAGATACTGAGTCTGTTACGACGTGGGCTGAGGACAAACTAAAGGAAACATTTATTAACCGAGGTATGAAGGCAGTAGGTGGTATTCTAGGTGGAGCTGCTAGTACAGCTATAGAGATGCGTAACATTGCTGAAGTAAGTGCTGCTGCTCGGTACTACACACAGATTGGTGACCAAGAGTCTTCTGATCGTTTGATGGCTATAGCTGACGAAGCACGAGGAAACTTCGGTCTTGCGGGTAGGCTTTCAAAAAACATATCTGACGGCGAGGGTATCTTCGAGAATTATATGGAGTCACTCAACGTAAACGCAAGACAGAACTCCTCTCGACGTTCAGGAACAGCAACTCAGCAGGTTACTGAGGACGTTGACCGTGTATTTGCAGAGCAAGCTGGTAGGGAGAGCCGAGGCGACCGAGCCGCTAACAAAGAGATGATGACTAGGTCTGGTGTCGAATACGAAACAGCGACATCTAACGATGGTAGAACGACTGTAAGCCGAGCGACAGGTAGCACTGCACCAACAACCTCTGTAAGGCCACAGGCACGAAACAAAGGTGGTCTTGTAAGTAAACGAACAACCAAGAAGTAAACTACAACAACTTAATGGCAACCCGCTATAAGCGGCCCCAACTGGAGAACTACAAATGTCTAACGAAATGGTACGTGAGCAAGCTAAGTCCGTAATGGTTAACCCTCGGTATAACAACCGAAGCAATCGTAAACGTATGGAAGCTGACGAGAAAGAACTTGAAGAACTCATGAAGTCCGAAGGTGAAGAAGACAGTACTGAGGAAGAAGTTATTGAGGAAGGGACAGAAACCCCCGAGGTAAAAGTAGAGGACACCAAAGAGGAGACTAAACTCTCTAAAGAGGAGTCTACCTTCAAGAAGCGTTATGGTGATCTACGTCGTTACCAACAGGAACAAGAAGCTAAACACAAAGCTGAACTCAATGCTCTAAAGGAAGGCGGTGTTAAGGGTATTGCTCCTCCTAAGTCAGACGAAGACATTGAAGCTTGGGCCTCAAAGTATCCTGACATTGCTGGTATTGTAGAGACTATTGCTCAGAAGAAAGCCAAGGAGATGTTTGAACAGACTGACTCTCGGTTTAAAGAACTAGATGACCTGAACTATGAGACCAAGCGAAGTAAGGCTGAGATTGAAATCCGTAAAGCTCACTCTGACTTTGATACTCTTAAGGGAGCTGACGCTTTCCATGACTGGGTAGACGAGCAGTCTGACTGGATTAAGAACGCACTGTATGACAACCAAGACGACTCCAAGGCTGTCATCCGCGTTATTGACTTGTACAAGATGGATAACAACTTAACCCCTGTTGCTAAAAAGCAAAACGCCAAAGACGCTGCTTCTGACGTAACCTCTCGGAGCTCTACTCCTAAACTTGACGCTGACGGGGCTGGTAAGAAGTTCTCTGAGTCTCAAGTTTACCGTGAGTCAGACAAGTGGTACGCTAAGAATGAACAAGCAATCATGGAGGCGATGGCTACAGGAAACTTTAAGTACGATATGTCAAAGTAACTGTTGACATTTAAACGAGTTAGAGTATAACTAAGGGTATCGAGAATGAAGCCCAGGTAACTGACACCTTCCCTCGATACCCGACATTCATAAACACTATAAGCTTAAACGTGAGTAGAAGAACCACCTGATAAAGTAAGAGCCTTGAGTCTCCTTAGCGGGAGATGAGACACCTCCGAACATGTCAGCCTCTTGGAAAACAGACAGCTATTCAAGCCTAACACAAAGGATAATGATATGGCTTTTCCAGCAACAGGCGGACACGGCAATCTACCAAATGGTAATTTCAGCTCCGTAATCTATTCTAAAAAAGTACAACTTGCATTCCGTAAGTCAACAGTCGTTGGTGATGTAACCTGCTCCGATTACTTCGGTGAGATTGCTGCTCAAGGTGATACTGTTCGTATTATCAAAGAGCCAGAGATTTCGGTTAGTGAGTACAAGCGCGGCACACAGGTGTCTGCACAGGACTTGGACGACGAAGACTTCTCTTTGGTTATCGACAAGGCTAACTACTTTGCCTTTAAGACTGACGACATTGAGACTGCTCACTCCCACGTTAACTTCATGGACTTGGCTACTAACCGTGCGGCTCACCGCTTGGCTATTAACCACGACCAAGAAGTCTTGGGCTACCTCTCCGGTTACAAGCAGACGACCAAGCATGAAAATGCCGACGTAGTCAACACAACTGTGAATGGCACTAAGGCTGTCGTGACTGCGGGTTCGGATGAACTCTTGGCTTCGATGAAGCTGACTAAGGGTTCTTTTGGTAGTATCACAACTGCTTCTGCTGGTGATCACTCCATCCCTGTAGCTGCTCGTTTGCCTGGTGCTACTGCTTTGTCAACATCCACAGCCTCTCCTGTTATGATTATTAACCGTATGAGCCGCTTGCTGGATCAACAAAATGTTGATAAGGATGGACGTTGGTTGATTATTGATCCGGTCATGATGGAAGTACTGATGGACGAAGATTCTCGTTTCCTCAATGCTGACTTTGGTGACTCCGGTGCTCTTCGTAACGGTCTTGTTCTAAACAGCTGGAACGGCTTCCGAGTCTACGTCTCTAACAACCTTCCTCAGGTTGGCACTGGTGCGGGTACCGCTGGTACTGCAAACCAGAATGCTAACTTTGGTGTGATTGTTGCGGGTCATGACTCTGCGGTTGCTACTGCTGAGCAGATTAACAAGACAGAGTCTTATCGTGACACGGACAGCTTTGCTGACATTGTCCGTGGTATGCACCTCTATGGTCGTAAAATCTTGCGCCCCGAGGCACTCGTGAACGCAAAGTACAACCTCGCCTAATAGGAACGGAGAGGCTCTCTGAGTCTCTCCACCCTGCCAACATAAAGGAAACTAAATTATGGCTACCGTAACAACTCTAGCTAAGGCCGTCAGCGGTAAGGGTAATCCCTCCCGTAAGCCTTACCTTGTAGAGATTGAGATTGACCTTGCTGCTGCCGCTGCCGCTAAGGGTTCTGCCCTTGCTGCGGGTGATGTCCTCCAAGCTATCTCTGTTTCTGCTGGGACTGCTGTCCTGTTTGCAGGCACTGAGATTAAAACTGCTCCGGCAGGTGGTACCTCTGGTACTTTCGATCTTGGTATTACTGGTGGTGACGTGGACGCATTCGTTGACGGGGGTGCCATTACTGGTGCCGCTGCTGGTGCATACACCGTCATGGCTAACACTGCTGCACCTATCGTGCTTGGTGCTGCTGACACTATTGACATGCTGCTTATTGGAACCACCCCAGATACTTCTGGTGTTGTCCGTGTGTACGCGATGTTGATGGACGTTAGTGCTACTGGCATTAAAGGCGCTTCTGAAGTAGACCGCGACACTCTTGCTTAAGAACTAAAGGACTGTCCCTGTGTAACCACGGGGGCAGTCTAACTTTTTATGGGTTGACTTGTCCCCTTACGATAAGTATAATGTTTTAAGAACACACACCTTTAGGGATCACTTATGTCAAAGATAAACAACACCACTGACTATGCGATTGTTACACCAGCTGCTGGTGATATTCTTATTGGCACCGATGTGTCTAACACCTCTACTGACGGCAACGGAGAGACTGTAAACTTTACTGTATCTTCTATTAAAGCTTTTGTTCTTGACGGTGATGCTAGGTACGCAACTCACGTTCTCTTAGAAGCTGCAAACATATCAACCCCAGTTCTTCGCATTTCGTATATTGACCCTGACGGCAAGACGCGCTCGCTTGTGCGTGACCCATCGGGAACGGCTGCAACAACAGCAGACGGCGCGAATTGGGCACCTGACGGCGTTGGATCGCCCTATGACTTTGGTGGTATCTTAGACGGAGACATGGACGCGGTTGTGACAGACGCCACGAACGAAGCCACTGTGTACGCTGCTTTCTGGACGTGGCTTGCAGCGGGTGCCGGCCGCAAGGGTGAATGGCCTAACTTCAGGACCATGCGGGTTGACGCGCTTGTTAACGGCCTGTCCGGTGACTACAGCATTACGGGTGGGCTTGGCAGCTACATTGATGGCCGCAACCTGCCAAACTTGGACGCGAGCGGCACGGGGTCGGTTCTCAACCACGCGGGTTCTGTTGCCTCTACGCAATCGGCGGCATCCATCACCGCAACCGTTGACGCAAATGGCAAAGACATAGTTACAGTGGTCACTGATGCGGTGCACGGCCTTGCGGTTGGCGATGACATCATGCTGGCGTCCGACGATGCGGCATCATCTGGTGGCGACACCACAAACGAAACACGCGGGCAAATGTCGCGGGTTC